CCTGCTATGAAAACTGCAACGGGTGGAGGCGGGACTGACCCGACCTGTGTGTCTGACTACCTGAAGGAGAAGGGCATCAAGCCTGACTGCATAATCATGCTGACTGATGGCGAGATTTACAATTGGGGGAATTGGACTGCTCCAATTCTGTGGGCAATAACGAACGACACGAAGATAACCGCCCCTGTGGGCAAGACAATTCAAATTGATTAAACCTACAAATTGTAGGTTGGAGAAGAGTGATGAGTGCAATATCAAAAAGAGCAGTATTAGTTAAGTTAAACATTAGTGTATGGAGCGCGACTAAGCGCAACAAGGAGCTAGAGAAGGAGTTAGCAGCGAGCAAGAACGCTGACCCCAAAGCTACGCGCATGTACGACAACCTGATGGTGGGTTCGTCTGGGCATAAAGACATACAGGACTACGCAGGCAACTCTCGACTTTGGCATGCGAAGACGACGAATCCTTGGGACGACAAGGGTTGGAGACTGTGCCCTACTAGCCTGTTCCTAGATTACAAGCAGCAGCATAACTGGAAACGCCAAGAGTTCGAGCGCATGGTGCAGCAGTTTGGGAACAAGTACGCTACCTACCGCGAGGTGGCTAAGGAGTACCGAGGCGACATATTCAATGAGGCAGACTACCCGCCCGTTGAGGAAGTGCTGAGTAAGTACGCGTGGAACTTTGCCGTTTCGCCAGTTCCTTCTAGTGGTCATATGTACATAGACTTGCCAGAGCAGGAGTTACAAGAGTTACGTACCGCCTGCGATGACGAAGTGGAACGCAGAGTGCAGGAAGCGTTGAAGGATAACGAGCGCAGGTTGCGAAAGCAGCTCGAACAGATCAGTGAGAAGTGTGCGGGGGGAGACGCTGACGGCAAACGATGGCATGATACTTTTATATCTAACCCGTTGGAGTTATGCCGCATGCTTAAGCACCTGAACGTGACTAACGACCCGAAGCTAGAAGAAGCTCGCAAGAAGCTAGAGGAGATCATGGAGGGCAAGACCAAGGAGATGTTCAAAGACAAGCCCGAAGTGCGCGAGGAAGTTAAGAAAGAAGTAGACGAAATCATCAAAACCTACGAGTGGTAAGGAGAACAACATGGCTTTCACAGAACTATTACGAAGGGATGGGGCAGTCGAGCAGATCGCTAAACGACTGAAACAAAACGATCTGCACAGATTCACTAACATGCCTGCGAATGTTTACCATTGGCGACTATTCGATGAGCCAGTAGAGTTCCCTGAACATGCTACTGAGCACTACGCAGGGGTAAAGAACGCACAGAAGCTGTTGTACAAAACGCTATTGCAAGTCGCACCTAAAATGCACAACCTTAGCTTTTGTATAGACTTAGACTACAGCACGCAGTTCGCTGAGGTGCGTGTTTTCGACCGACTTGAGTACGTGGGTAGAATTTCTTACGACTCTGACGGTGCGCTTGAGTTCTGGAATGCACGCATAAGTGAGGCTTTACTTCGCAAGCGCAAGATGAAAACTAAAGCGTTGACCAAAGCCGTCGCTACAATACGTAAGTATTTCTATGGCATGACTAAGATCGAGCATCTTAACTCAGTAGCAGCCCGAATTACTGGGGCTATTTCTGCGGCACACAGCGATACTGTGTACAAGAAGCGCAATGCCAGAGATCGCGTTAAGCAGGAAATAGATTCGGCTTTGTTTAATGACCCGCAGCTATCGCAAGCAGTGCTACAGTATTTCCAAGCAAGTAACAGCGAGCACATATTAGAGCGATACCACGAAGCCAACGATACGCATGAGCTAGTGGAGGAAGTGTACCGCGCACAACATCGCGAGAAAGGTCTGTATGTTCGCGCAGTAGAGAGCGGCTTTGAAATGTATCGCAAAGGTGACACTAGAGTGCGTACGTACCAACGCGACGGTTTACCTGACAAAGTACGAGGTGCTCTAGGTTTGCTTAAGTTGTCGAGTGATAACAGTTTTGTCGACAACATAGGCTTTAAGTTTGATTCGGGACAGTTTTGGATAATGGAGGATGTAGCGAATGAACTCGCAAACTAGGGTACGTGGCAAAGGCGCTAAGCCTGCTATGGTACACACAAACGTAAGATTGCCTGAGTACGTGGTTGATTATTTTAAGAACAACTACACCAACTACACTGCCGAGATACGCAGGGTGCTTGAGACCCACGTAGATAACGCAGTAGTATTTGGAGATGACCTCACAGACTAACCTACAAATTGTAGGTTGCCCTCGACCCCGCCTAGTGCGGGGTTTTTTATGTCTTTACAAAGTCCAAACAGTAGGCTATTCTTCTTGAATGGCTATGACTCCCGAGAAGAAAGTTAAGAACCAAGTAGTGCGCTTACTCAAAGAGTACGGCGCGTATTACTTTTTCCCCGCCACGTACGGCATGGGCAGGAGCGGCATCCCTGACGTAGTGTGCTGCCTACGCGGGTACTTCATCGGTATCGAGTGCAAGGCAGGCAAGAACAAACCTACCCCGCTGCAACAGAAAGAGCTTGCAGATATTATAAAAGCTGGTGGTGTATCCTGCGTGATTAACGAGGACAACATGGCTGAGCTTGAATCCATTTTAACTACAGTGATGAGCAAGGATAATAACGATGGACTTACTGGTGGTCGACTTTGAGACTTACTACGCGAAAGACTACGGACTACGCAAGCTAACTACGGAAGAATATATCCGCGACCCTCGCTTCGAGGTGATTGGCGTTGCGGTCAAAAACTATCATCACGCGCCACAACAAGAAGCTGCTGCCCCACTTTGGTTTTCAGGTTCAAAGAAACAGGTAGCGGAATTCCTTTCTCAGTTTGATTGGGGAAACTCAATCGCCCTCGCGCACAACGCCATGTTTGATATGGCAATTCTTAACTGGCACTTTGGGATCAGCCCTAAAAAGATTGCAGATACTTTAGCAATGGCGAGAGCTATCCACTCTATTGAAGTTGGAGGTAGCCTAGCCGCCCTCTCTGAATACTATAACTTAGGCGCGAAGGGTACAGAGGTTCACGATGCAATAGGCAAGCGACGCCTCGACTTCACCAAGGCAGAGATGGAAGCCTACGGTGGATACTGCCAACAAGACGTAGAGCTTACCTACAAGCTGTTCAAAGTGCTTGTTAAAGATTTCCCTGTGTTCGAGCTTAACCTTATTGACCTGACCATCCGCATGTTTAGTGAGCCTACTTTAGTTCTTGATAAGGACATACTGGCCGCCCACTTAAAACAAGTTAAGGATACTAAAGAAGCACTAATGGATAAGGTGGCCCACGACAAGAAAAAGCTAACGAGTAACCCCCAGTTCGCTGAGCTGCTGCGCTCATATGGAATCGAGCCGCCGACTAAGATAAGCCCTACGACAGGCAAGGAGACCTTTGCTTTCGCCAAGAGTGACGAGGCATTCAAAGCACTACAAGAACATGAGAACCCAGAGGTACAGGCTATAGTTGCTGCCCGACTTGGGGTTAGGTCTACCATCGAGGAGACGCGCACTCAACGCTTTATCGATATTGCAGAACGTGGCACACTCCCAATCCCCTTGCGTTATTACGCTGCCCACACCGGACGGTGGGGTGGGGACGACAAGATCAACATGCAGAACCTGCCCAGAGGCTCTCAGCTTAAGAAGGCTATGTGCGCACCAAGCGGGTATAAGTTTATCGACTGCGACTTGTCTCAGATTGAAGCACGTACTCTAGCATGGCTAGCAGAGGAAGAAGACTTGGTGGAGGCGTTCGACAGAGGCGACGATGTGTACAAGATCATGGCGTCGGCTATCTATGACAAGCCCGAGACAGAGATAACAAAAGACGAGCGGTTTGTCGGTAAGACCACGATACTAGGGGCAGGCTACGGCATGGGCGCTGCTAAGTTCCGAGCACAGTTAAAGAACTTTGGAGCCGACCTACCAGAGGAAGAATGTCAGAGAATTATCGATGTATATCGTGATACGTACCCGCAAATACCTGCCTTATGGAGAGATGCAAACAAGGCGCTCAAGACCATGATGGAAGACAAGGTGGACGAGCTAGGACGTGCTGGAATACTCACAGTAGAAGGCTCGACAGGCATACGCCTACCCAACGGACTGTATATAAAGTACCCCAACCTGCGAGTTCAAAAGGCAGAGGAAGAGGACGGGTACGACGAGACGGTTTACGACACTCGCAAAGGCAGGGCTATAATCCCCAACCGCATCTACGGTGGGAAGGTCATCGAGAACGTTTGTCAGGCATTGGCTCGCATTGTGATAGGTGAGCAGTTGCTTAGAGTTGCTAAGAAATACAAAGTAGTAATGACCGTGCACGATGCGATAGGTTGTATTGTCCCCGAAGATGAAGTGGAGGAGGCAATGCGCCATGTCGAGGAAGTAATGAGGGTGCGTCCTACATGGGCGCCGGACTTGCCGCTTGATTGTGAAGGCGGTTATGGCAGATCATACGGAGAATGTTAAGTTTTGCAGGGGTTTTTAGTATGTTTCCCCCTGTATACCCCAGCGGGCGGTGGGTAGGTTCGCGATAGCCGCAACACCCGCAGTGTATAACAGTAGCTCATCACTCCTGCTTAGGCAGTTAGTTCTCCGCGCTGTGTATGCACCGGCTAGCCCACGCTACGGGCCTTTAATGAGGAGATAAACATGAAACAACAAACAGTTAGGGGTATACCCCAGTGGGGAAAGTTTAAAGATGCAATAAGTGCGCTGCGCAATCAAGCAGCTCATCTTAGCTCCAGAAACTACGAAGAGTCAGCTTTCTTCGAAGGTATGATTGCAGAAGGTATAGAGAAGTCCCCCAAGTTTTTTGTTCCTAATGTTAGCGGAGTGTTTCGTAGGGGGGATTTAATCCCTACGTATGACGGAGAAAAATATATACCTTATAAACTACCTTACCCAAAGATGGCTTTGTTACAAACTACAATGATAATGGATACGCGACCAGAGGCGCCAAGTGGCAATGTGCCCGTGGAGTCTTACAAGGTATCTTTTTTAATGCAAGACCAAGAATCTAAAGATAGTCGCCCAGATATACTGTGCGCTACAGTTGTTTGTGATCCTGTAGACAGGCAATGGGTGAACGTCCCGGTTTTTGCTAGGTTTTGTTTTGAAACTGATACGCCAACCGTGCCTAACGACGAAACATTTTACTCTTATTCAGTATCACTAAACGCAGATAGGTTTACCTCCGAGGCAGTTGAAATTTTATTAGAGGATAAATATTTTAAAGGGGACGTGGAGGCGGTTGAAAAAGCTTTAATAAAAGATTACAGACCCGATTTCTTTTCTGTAGCAACATTTTGCAAACTTCTAGAAGTAACAGATTGTAAACAAGTACCCATAAATGTTCCTGTCAAACTAGCTAAGAAGCACGCTAGAAACAATAAAGATGCTAACTACGATTACAAAGTGTTATCCATAGGTGGAGAGATTTGGGATAGCTCTTATGTCCACGGGATTAGCGGGGGAGGAGGCGGTAAACGCAGCCACATGCGGCGGGGGCATATACGCACATACCAGAGCGGAAAGAAAGTTTGGGTAAACTCAACATTCGTAAATGGTAGTAAAGAAGGCTTTGTTGATAAAGACTACAACGTAAAAGCATAATTTTTAGAGGAAAACAAATGAGTGGAAAAGGTAGTAGACGCAGACCCCTGCTTATCCCTGCTAAAGACTTCGGGGAGAACTGGGCAAAAATCTTTGAGAAACCAAAACAGACGGAGAAAGAGAATGATATATGCGCAAATGGCGAAGCCGACCGACCCACTGCCGAAGGAGACAGCTCTACAGAAACAGACGGGCGGGACGCATTATAAAAACATGGCTATTCAACCTGCTGAATATGCAGAGAAGAATGGCTTGTCCCTGCTAGAAGGTAATGTAGTAAAGTACATAACTAGGTGGAAGTTGAAAGGGCAACCCTTAGCGGACTTAGAGAAAGCTAAACACTGCATTGACCTGCTAATCGAGATACACAACGTCAAATGAAAATAACAATAGAAGTAGATGGTGCTGATGCCGAAGAGATTATGGCTATGCTGCAACGTGCAAGCGAAGCGGTGGAAAAGCTAGAAGCTATACTTCAGGAGTTTGAAGATGCTGATAAAGTGTAACGCCGCAGACCATCTGTATTTGATTGACGATGACCCCGTGCGAGCTAAACTATTCAAAGACAATAGCGTGCGGTTTGAAGACCCGTTTCATGTATACGCAGAAATTAATAATGAGACTGGAGAAATAGCCGCAGTTGTTTGTGTAATCATTTGTAAATTTGTACCGCAAGATGAGCGGCAGCTAAAGTTTATCGCCGCAGGTAAAGTCACGCAGATCGAAGAAAAGTTAGCAGAACGTGAAGAGATGTATGGCGAGTTGGGCACCGTACTGTGCCCTTACTCAATCTGGTCATACCAGAAAGGACACGGTAGGCGGCTAATCAACAACCTATTAGAAGCTACACCTGTGATGCACCCAGAGGTAGACGCAGTAATAACTATGTCACCGCACACAGATACTGCTATGAAGTTCCACTTGAATAACGGAGCAGGTATATTTTCCTCCAACGAGACTACTGTTAATTACGAATACGAGGTGGAAGATGTCGTACTTCACTGAGCTTACAGCTGCGCTAGAAGAAGCAGAGTTCTGCGCTAAAAAAGAAAAACGTACCTATGGTATACGCATAGAAGGCGAGCAGTTCGAAGTGTACCTAGTAGAACGGCGAGGAAAACATAACCCTTTAGAAATATCCGGCAGGATGGTAAAAAGATGATTACCCCTGCTCTCATGTGCGTCGCTATGGCGGTGTACTTCGAAGCAAGGGGCGAGCCGACCGAAGGGCAGGTTGCAGTTGCTC